GCAATTCCGCATCCTGGCGGCGCCGCTCGATCCCGACGAACGCCACAAAGTGCTCGTGATGCTCTGCCTGGAGCGCAACAACTCAGCCCGCGATCAGGGCGGAACGGCGATTTAGGGGTAATTTTATTACCCCGCGCAGGTAATTAAACAACCACCGAAATGCCAGCCGTGATCGAAGTGAAGGTTTCCGGGCTCGCCGGGATCGAGGAGGCGCTCGAGCACGCGCCTCTTCGCGTGGCCAAGCAGATCATGCGCAACGCGCTGGTGGCGGCCGGGCGCATCTGGAAATCGGAAATCGCGGCGCGGGTCCGGCGGGGCCCGCACCATCCGGACGGCGGCGGAAAAGCCGAATACGACGTGCTCGCCAACAACGTTCAGATCCGGACGCACGTTTCCGGCGCCGAAGTGCAGGGCTCCGTCTCGGTGGGCTTTAGCTCGAAGTTCTACTGGGCCAAGTTCCTCGAGCGCGGCACCGGCCCGCGGGAGCGCTGGAAAGGGAAGGGCAGCACACGCGCCGATTTTCGCGCCAAGGGCGCGGCGCGCCCGGGCGGCAATCGCATGCCGGCGTTTCCCTTTATGGCGCAGTCCGGCCAGGCCCGCAGCCAGGACGTGCTCGACCGCTTCACCGAAGGCGTGAAGCAAGCACTCGCCGAGGAATACAGATGATTCCCCAGGCTCCCCTCGCCGGGGACACTGGGCGGCCCCTCTAAAACCATGCTTGACGAAGGGCTGAATCAGCTCATCGCCTCCTCCGCCGCGGTGACTTCCCGCGTGGGCGCCAGCCGCAAGGACAAAACCACCGGCATCTTCGGCGGCCAGGCCCCGGCGCAGACGCCCCTTCCTTTCGTGGTGATCGAGCAGATCGGCGGCGATCCCATCATGACGCTCGATGGCCCGCTGCTCACGCGCACGGCGCGCTTCAAATTTTCCTGCCACTCGGATTCGCGCCTGGCGGCGAAGCGGCTGATGAAGGCCGTGCGCGGCGTTCTCGAAGGATTCACCGGCATGCTGCCCGACGGCACCAACCTGCAGAACGCCGAGACGGTGCTCGAAGCGGACGCCTTCGAATATGCGCCGCTCGATTACGTGGCGCCGCTCGAAGTGGAAATGCTCTACGACGACACCGGTTCCTAGATTTTTTTCGGACGCGCACGCCATGTGCGCAGTGGGGCAAAAATCTCGACCGCCCGGCCCGCAACGGCTGGCGGAATCAAAAAAGGAGTGAACCACCATGTCAACCACAGCCATTGCGGGACGCGGCAGCCATCTGCAGCGCAGCCCAGACGGCGTCACCTACACCACGCTCGCGCAGGTGAAAACGTTTCAGCAATCCGGATCGAAGCAGGACTATGACGACATCACCAACATGGACTCGCCTTCGGCCTTCCGGGAATACCTGGCGACCCTGAACGACAGCGGGGAGATGGGCTTCGATCTCGTCTTTCTTCCGGGCAGCTCCATCCAGCAGCAGCTGCGCACCGACTTCAACAGCCAGACGCTGCTCTACTGGAAAGTGGTGCTCTCCAACGGCACCAACGGCGTGAGTTTTACGGGCTTTGTGCAAACGCCCGGCGATCTCGACGTCAGTATCGATAAGGCGGTAATGCGGAAGGGCGCGAAGCTGAAGATCACCAGCCTCGTCACCGAGTTCTAGTTTCGCTTTCAGGGCGCAGCGAGAAGTGGCTGCGCCCTTTGTGTTTTCAGGCAGTCTCGCCCGTTTGACGGGCTCAATAACAGGGCTCCCGGTCGACGGATAGTCGAGCCAGGGAAATTGGAGGCAGGTTATGTCGGCAATGCAAGGATCCATGGTCCTCACCGGGCAGCTCGAAGCTCTCCACATCCGGCGCGGCCTCATCATCGACCGGAGAGCTTGCGGCCCGCGCGAGCCGAGCGCCATTCGCGCCATCAAGGATCCGTTCTACCGCCTGGCGCTGATCGAGCAGATGAAGCGCGAGCTCTTCGATCCGGGCATCGCCTGGGCGCGCAACCTGCTCCAGCGCTCGCCGAAGGGCCTGGTGACCACCGCCGGGGTGAACTACCTGGCGGATGCCTTCGCCGGTACGGGGAATCCGACAAACTTCAATTACCACGCCTGTGGGACGGGGAAATTCTCCGGATCCACCAACTCGATCACCGGCGCCACCAACGCCACGCCGATCGTGGTCGCCGAGACGGCGCACGGCCGCACCACGAATGACCTGGTCACGATCGCGAGCGTCACCGGCAACACGGCCGCGAACGGCGACTGGCAGATCACCGTCACCGATTCCGGGCACTACCAACTGATCGGCTCGGTGGGCAACGGCACCTACGGCGGCTCGCCCACGGCGCAGCGCATCAACGGCGCGGCGGACACGGCGCTCGTCACCGATTCCGGCGTGGCGCGCGTGGCTGGCACGCAGACCTGGCCTGGCTCGGTGAACCAGTACAAGAGCATCGCCACGATGAGCTTCACCAGCTCGCTCGCCATCGTGGAGTGGGGCCTCTTCAGCGCGTCTTCTTCCGGCACGCTGTGGGATCGCCGCTGGTTCAACACCGCGGGAGCCCCGGCCACCACGGCCAGCGGTTCGCTCACGGCCGGCCCGATCAACGTGAACAACGGCGATTCGATCCAGTTCACCTACACGCTCACCATCAACGCGGGCGGCAGCTAGTCCGAAGGGACCTGCTCCGTGCTGAAGGTGAACCGCCAATTCGAGCGGCGCGGGCCGCTCTACGTCCCGAACTACGACGTGGAGCGGCCCTGGCCGGCGCGGCCGCGCGATCGCGACCGCGGTGATCGTCTCGAGCGCTACCGCCGCCGCTTCCGCGCGTCGGTCACCTATTCGGTTTACAACGGCTCGACCTACTTCGGGTCGACCGCCAACATCACGATCTCGTCGACCTCCGCCGGCGACACGATCTTCGTGTGGACCGGGCCGTTTTCCGGGTCGCACCAGTCGTTCGCTGTCAGCGACAACGCCTCGGGAGGCAGCCAGACCTACTCGACGATCACCGCGCTGGGGGTGGTCTCTGCCAGCGGGCTCACGGGCAGCCAGGGATTTTACAAATACAATTCGGCGGCCGGCGTCACGCAGGTTTCGGTTTCGAACGGCGGCAACGGCGTCGACTTCGTCGCCTACGTCTACAAAATCTCCGGGCTGCTTTCTTCGAGCGATCCGCTCGATATCAGCCTCGGGAATAACAACGCCAACGGCGGGGCCACCAGCTCCGGCCCAGCCTCGCCTTCGAGCGGCACCCTGGCGCAGGCGGCGGAATTCGTGATCGGCTGCGTGGGCGGCAGCAATGGATCGAACTACGGCGTGAGCCAGATCGCCAGCGTGGGCGGCTCGTGGACACTCGATAAGTACTCGCAGCAAAGCGGCGGGGGCGCCTACAACCACGCGGTGGCCAGCCTCATCACGTCTGCCACCTCGGCCGTGCAGGCGACGTTCACGGCGAACAACCCGATTTACTACTGGAACGGCCTGGTGAGCTTCAAGGCCGCTTCTTCCGGCACGCAGTACAACCAGAGCTTTTCGAGCAGCATGGCCCCCTTCTCCTGAAAATGGCGACGCTCTACAAACAGACGGACAAAGCCATCGCCGGCGGCGCTAAGACTTTCTCGGCCGCGGGCGTGAAGTGCCCGTGGAAGGGCGTCGCGGCGGCAACGTCGCTTCTCTCGGCGGCTATCGTGAAATGCCCCTGGAAGGCGCTGGCGGCCGCCCAGAGCCTGTTTTCGGGCGCCGCAGTGCGCCAGGCGCGCAAATCGCTCGCGGCATCCTGCGTGGCGCTCGGCGGCGCGCTGGCCCGGCAGATCGATAAATCGATCGCGGCCGCGAGCCCGTCGCCGGCCGGGAGCCTGGCGCGGCAGACCGCGCGCGCCTGGGCCGCATCGTGCGCCACATTCGCGGGAGCGCTTGCCAAGCTCTCGGAAAAATCTCTCGCTGCGGCGACGTCTAGCTTCGCCGGTTCAACCCTAAGACAAACGGGCCACGCGGTCGCCGCGGCGATGAGCCAGTTCGCAGGCTCTGTTTCAAAGCAGATCGATAAAGCCATCGCGGCCGCGAGCTCGTCGCCGGCCGCGAGCCTGGCGCGGAAGACGGCGCACGGGATCTCTGCGAGCTGCGCGGGCTTCGCAGGCGCCGTCACCAGGTCCACGAACAAATCGATCGCAGCGGCAAACGCCGCGTGGGCCGGCGTTGCCGCCGGCGTGCACGTGATCATCATGAATTTCTCGGCCACGATGGGGGCTTTCGCGGGATCCGCATCGAAGCAAGTATCCAAGTCCGTAGCTGCGGCCACGGCCGCGCCCTCGGGAGCGCTCGCCAGGAAAATATCGAAGGGCCTGGCAGCCATCACCGCCGCCTGCGCCGGCCTGCTCTCCACCGGGAATCATTACTTCGCGAGCTTCTCCGCCGCGATGGGTACCTTCGCCGGCGGCGTAGCCAAGCAGGCGCAGAAAGCGATCTCCGCGGCGCCGGCGCCGTTTGCGATCGCAATGGCCCGGCGCACCGCGCGCGGCATTTCCGCGGCGTGCGGCCCGTTCGCGGGAAGAGCGGCGAAGCAGACGCGCAAAGGCCTCGCCGCCGTGCAGGCCGGATTCTCCGCTTCGATCGGGGCGGTGGTCTCGCACGTCACCGTGGCGATCGACTGGCTGGTAATGATCGCGGGATCGGTGTTCGCGGGCCTGGTGATGCTGAAAGGATCCACGCAGCAGGGCGCGGAGCCGATGGTGATGACGGCCGGCAGCGTGACGCAGGGCATGGTGATGGTCGCGGGAGGCGTGAATGTCATCGGCGAATAACAACGCGTTTGCCACCGGCGCGATCGCGGACCCGTTTATCTTCATCCCCCAGAGCGACAACCTGATGAGCTTCACCATCGCGCGGGGATCTGACGGCACGACGCCCGTTACCGACGCCACCGGCAGCGCCACGCTTTGCGACGAATATGGCGAGGACGTCCCGGGCGCCACGAACATCACGCTCAGCACCACCGGAAGCGCCGGGATTTACACCGGCACGGTGGCGCATTCCGGATTCAACCCGCCTCCGGGGCGGAACTACCGCCTGCAGATCACGCTCACATCGCCATCACTCGGCGCCACCCGCAACTGGTGGGTAGACGCCTGGGTGGCAGAAGAAGATCAGCCGTAGCTCGACGGCTAGTCGAGCGAAAGGAAAACGATGCCAGAAAAGAAATCGGCGGCGCTGCGGCGCCGCGTGCTGCCGTTCACGCCGCTCGACCTGATGCTCGAGGAGCAGGGCGGCGCTTTCTACCGCGTGGAGCTCAAGCTCGCGTTCGATATGAACGCCGGCGCGGCCATCCAGGAGCGCACCGCGGATCCGAAACTCGGCTTCCGCGGCTACATGCTCACCGAGCTCAAAACCTGGGCGCACATCTGCGAGCCGAAGCTGCTCAAGGCGATGCTCTGGGGCGCCGTGCTGGCGCACCATCCGGAATACAACTGCGACGAGGGCTTCGAGACGATTGGCAGCTTCGTGCAGGAAAGCAACGCGGTGGCAATCCTCGACGCGATCGAGGCGGCCTACTTCAAATACCTGCCGAAAGACCGCGTGGAAGCGATTAAGAAACTGAAGGCCGCGGCGGACGCAAAGGGCGAAGGTGCGGAGCCGAACGGCCCTTTGGACGAAACGAAGAAGCCGGCGAGCGAGACGCCGGACCCGGTTGGCTCGAACTCTGGGCCATCGCCCGCTACGACCTCGGAATCGGCCTCGGCGAATTCGGCGAGCTGACGCTGGCGCAGTTCGAAGCGCTGCTCGACCGGCACCACGAGGCGCACCGGCGGCGCATGGCGGCCGCGGGAGTAGTGGCGGCGGCCGTCTACAACGCGCAGCGGACCAAGGATTCCGATCCGCTAGTAAACGCGGCTGATTTCATTCCGCCAACGCTCGGCGAGATCTCGCGCGAGCCGGAGGCCGAGGAAGAAGAGGGCGAGCTCACGATCGAAGAGCTGAGCGCGTTCTTCGGAGCAAAGAAGGCCGGCCCGGCAAGGGCCGCAGACGAAAACGATGGCTCCTGATTCGGCGGTGATCGAGTTTCTGGACGCCGGCGTGGTGGAATGCCCGGCGTGCGCCGGGGAAGTGCAGATGGTGGCCCGCGTGATCAACCGCGATTCCGGCGGGATGCCCACCATCGACCAGGCGCGCATCGGCCGCTGCGGAAACTGCGGCGCGCAGCTGGATTGGCCGCTCGCGCCAAACGGCCTCGAGTAATTCGGGGAGGTGTTTGATGGTTTTCCGGGAATTTGTGAAGTGCCTGCTGTGCCTGGCAGGGATAGCTCTGATTTGCCGCATGTTCTTTCTGATCCACTAAAATGCCCTCTCTTTTCTCACTCTTTGTCGACCTGAAAGCGAACACCGCCGATTTTGTGTCCGGGATGTCCACCGCATCCTACGCGGCGAAGAAGGCCGGCCGCGACATCCAGGAATCGTTTTCAAGCCTGGGCAGCATCGCGAGTGTAGCGCTCGCGCCCTTTGGAGAGCTGGGCGCGGTGATCGGCGAATCGCTCGGGAAGATCGGCGAGTACGCCGCCAGCGCCTCGGGCGGCTTCGCCAAGCTGGGCGGGGGAATGTCCGCGGTGGCTGTGAGCGGCGGAGTGGCCGTGGGCGCGATGGCCGCGGTGGGCGCGGGCGCGATCGGCGTGGCTCTCCACGTGGCGGAATCGGCCGCGAAGCTGCATGAGCTATCGCAATCGACCGGCGTTTCGGTGGAAGCGCTTTCCGGATTCAGCTTCGTGGCCAAGCAGACCGGTGTGGACACGCAGGTGATGGCCACCGGGCTCGAGCGCCTCAGTAAGTCCGCATTTGCGGCCGCCGCGGCTCCGGCCGGCGCGGTGAACGCCTACAGCCGGCTGGGAATCTCCGTGCGCGATTCCGGCGGCAACATCCGCAGCGTGGAAAGCATTTTCGAGGATGTGGCGGACCGCTTCGCCAAGATGCCCGACGGCGTCGCAAAATCCGCGCTGGCGATGCAGATCTTCGGCCGCAGCGGCGCCGAGCTGATCCCCATCCTCAATTCCGGCCGCGCGGGCATCGAAGCGTACCTGGCCACGGCGCAGAAGCTCGGCGTGGTGCTCGATTCGCAGACGGCCGAAGCCGCCCATCAATTCGAGCAGAGCCTGGCCACGCTGGAAGCGGCTGCCCAGGGCGTGGCGCTGCAGCTCACCAAAGACATGCTGCCCGCGCTGCAGGCCATCACCGGCGCAATGGTGCAGCTGGCCGAGGGCGCGAACAAGGGCGCGGGCCCGGTGGCCGCGATCGCCGACTCGTTCAAATACTTCCTGCAGATCGCGGATTTCGTCTACACGGAGCTGGAGCTCATCACCAGCTGGCTCGCCAAGACGGCCGTGGCGTGGGAAGTCTTCGGCGCGGGCGCCGCGGCGGCGGCCGGCAAAGTGGCGCATCTCGATTTCAGCGGAGCATCCGCGGCATGGAAAGACACGTTCGAGCAGCTCAACGCGATCCAGGCGGATTACATCGCGCGGGGAAAACAGAACTGGCAGAACTACCAGCAATTCGTCGCGAAGGTTTTTAGTAAGCCGCAGCCGGGCGGCGCGGAAGCGGCCCCGAAATCGCAATTCACCCCCGACACCACGCAGCGCTCCATCGGCGGAATCGCCGGGAAGGACGACGTCGCGGACCTGGTGGCGAAGCTCGCCGCCCAGGCCTCGGCCGAGCTTTCGCTCGCCGGCGCGATCCAGCAATCCATTGCGGCGATGACGCTCGCGAAAGCCGCGGGCGAGGCAGACGTGAAAATCGCCGAGACGCGCACCACGCTGCTCGATCGCGAGAAGACACTGCGCGAGCAGCTCGCCGCCGCGCAGAAGGGCGCGCATCCGGAAGAGGCTGGCAAATACACGGCGGAGATCGCTGCCGTGGAAGGCTACCTGGCCGAGCTCGACCAGGCGGCGCCGCTGATCCGCGAGCGCTATATCGAAATCGCCGCGGCCAAGCTGGCCGTGAGCGCGAACGAAGAGCTGGGCAAAGAAACGCTGAAGTTCGATTCGCAGATCGCCTCTCTCAGCCAATTTGTCGCGGCCTACAAGCAGGGCGGGGAAGCGATCGCCGCGGCCGATATCGGCAAGCAGCTCGAAGGCGATCGCGAAAAAGTGGCCGAGCTCGCGGAGGCCTACGCCATCCTCGCCGCCACCGAGCCGGAGAACATTACCGCGCTCGCGCAGCTGGGCTCCGGGCTGCTGCAGGCCAATGCCGCGCTCGATGCGCATGCCAAAGCTCTTCAGCAGATCCGCTCGCTCAGCATTTCCGAGCAGCTCGCCAAAGACACTCGCGCATTCCAAGATCAGATTCCGGCGCTGCAGCAGCTCGCCGCGGCCTACGCCCAGGGCGCGGACGCGGTGCGCGCGGCGGAAGTATCGCTGAAGGTGGCCGACTTCGAAGCCAAGAATCCCGGCGCGTCGGCCGACCAGATCGCGCAGATCACCGCCCTCTACCAGCAGCAGTCGAACGTGGCCTACGCCGGCAAAATCGCCGAGCAGGCCGCGCAATACAACCTGAACCAATCGCTCGCGGATGAACTCGAAAAGCTGAACCAGATTCGCGAGGTGCTGCAGGCGAACGGCGCTTCCACGCTCGCGGTGGACGCGGCCATCTACGACGCGCAGCAGAAAAGCCTCGAACAGTGGGACGCCGCGGCGCTGAAGGTGGGCACGCTCACCGACAAATACAAAGCGTTTCTGAACGAGATCCAGATTGCCGGCCAGGACCTGGGAGGGAAGATCTTCTCGTCGTTCTCGAAAGCCGTCGACGACATTTCCACGCAGCTCGCGAAGCTGGTGGTCACCGGCAAATCGAACTTCCACGAGCTGTGGCAATCTCTCGAAGAATCGATCGTGAAGGCCGGCATCCAGCGCGCGTTCGGGCAGCTCGCCGGCGCCCTCGGCGGAGGGCAGCTCCCGGGTGCTTCGCCCAACGCGCCGGGCGGCACGGCCGGCACATTGCCCGGAGGCCTCGGCCTCGCTGGAGGAATCGCCGGGATCTTCGGAATAAAAACACCAGGCCTGGGCGGCGCCGGCGGGGCGAACGGCACGCAGGCCTCGCCGTTCTACACCATCCCCATGGATGCTTCCGGCAACGTGCTCCAGAACCTCACCGGCAAGCAGGTGGGCAGCACGTCTGTGATCGGCAACCTGTTCGGGCCGAATTCGTCCTCCAGCGCTTCGTCGAGTGGTTCGAGCAGCTCCGGCTTCGGCGGCCTGGCCGCGAGCCTGGGCAATTCGCTCAAAGCGAGTTTCTCTTCGATCTTCAGCTCCATCACCAGCGTGATCTCCGAGCTGGGGAAATCGATGGGCAGCCTGGTGAGCGGGATCGGCCACCTGTTCGGCGGGTTCCTGGCCGGCGGCGGAGACGTCACCAGCGGCAAAGCCTACATCGTGGGCGAGAACCATCCGGAACTGTTTCTTCCGCGCCAGGCCGGGCGCGTGGTGCCGTCGCTTTCCGGAATGTCGCGCGGCGGCCACGTCGTCACCAACAACATCATCATCCAGGGCGCGACGGACTACGATTCGTTCCAGCGATCGAGCGCGCAGATCATGGCCGGGATCCACCGGCAGACGCAGATCGCGCTCGCGCGCAACGGATAACATGCAGCGGAACGCTGCAGAAGGGGCCGCCCAGTGTCCCCGGCAAGGGGAGCCTGGGGAATAAACGATGTCATTTTTCGAGTGCGAATTCCCGCGGGCGATCCGCTACCGGCGGCTGGGCAGCCCTTCCGGCTGGTCCACGGTGGTGAACCAGGGTTTCTCCGGCCAGGAGTATCGCAACCGCAACTGGGCCAACTCGCGCGGTAAGTGGACGATCGATCTGCAGACGCCCTCGCCCAACCAGGTGAGCTCGCGCGCGGCGTTCATGCAGCTTCTGCTCGCGTTCCACATGGTGGTGGGCGGCAAGGCGGACGCCTTCCGGCTGAAGGACCACACCGATTCCGGCTGGACCACGCCGCAAACGCTCGGCGTGGGCAACGGCTCGACCACCGTCTTCCAGCTCACCAAGACGTATACGATCGGCGGCCGCAGCTACGTGAAGAACATCACCAAGCCGGTGTGGTCCACGGTGAACGATTACCAGGGCAACGCGCTCGCGAACTCCGTGACGATCGCGCTCAACGGCACGAATACTTCGGCCTTCACGCTCGATGCCACCACGGGCCTGGTGACGATGACGAGCGCGCCGGCCGGCGGCGTGGTGGTCACCTCGCCCAGCGGATCGTTCCACTACCCGGTACGCTTCGATACCGACGATCTGCCCATGCAGACCGAGGAATCGAATTTCACGGGTAACCAGCCGATCGTCTCGATCCACTCGGTGCAGATGGTGGAAGTGCTCCCACCGAATTATTAAATTTCAATGGCGCTCGATTCCTCGCGACCTGACCCGGCGCTTCTCGCGACTCACGGCATAAAATGAAAACCGCTTCTTCGGGCCTTCTCGCCGACATCGCCTCGCCGCAGACCACGCTCGCCTATTTGTGGAAGGTGAAGCGCGCCGACGGCACCATCCTCGGCTTCACCAACCATGACGTGAACATCGGGCCTTACACGGACGGCGATGGCGACGCCGTCACCTATCTCGCTTCCACCGGCTTTCTGCCCACCGCCAACGCCGGGAAATCGGACCTCAGCGTCGACAACCTGGAAGTGACCGGCTTCCTCGAAAGCTCCTCGATCACCGAAAGCGATCTGCGCGGAGGAATCTACGACGACGCCACCATCGAGATCCGCCTGGTGAACTGGCAGAACCTTTCCCACGGCGACATGCTGCTGCGCGCCGGCACACTGGGCGTGGTGAAAATGGTGAACGGAATGTTCCACGCGGAGATCCGCGGGCTCACCTTCCGGCTCAGCACGGTGCTCGGCGGCCTCTACGGGCCCACCTGCCGCGCGCAGTTCGGCAGCGGCCTGAATGGCATCGACGTGAATTCGCAGTGGCTGTGCCAGATCGACGTGACCACCTACCGGCAGACCGGCTCGGTGGCGAGCGTTACCGACGCGCGCACGCTGGTGCCCGCGAGTGGCCTGAAGATGGTGGGATCGGCGACGCCCACGGCCGCGGCGCCGGCCGGCTGGTTCAACAACGGGATCCTCGCCTTCACCAGCGGCGTGAACAACGGTTTCACTTTCGAAATCAAATCGTGGGACGGCACCACGCTGATTCTCTATCTGCCGATGCCCTACGCGCCCTCGGCCAGCGACACCTTCACGATCGAGCCGGGCTGCGACCACTCGCCAGACGACTGCAACAACAAATTCAACAACATCGTGAATTTTCGCGGCGAGCCCTTCATCCCGGGCATGGACGCGATTCTGGCGACCCCCGACGCATGAGGCCGCGCTTTGCAGCGATGATCCTGGCGCTTTTTTACGCCGTCTTCGAGACGGCACACTTCGGGTGGAACTTGGCACCCAAGAGTGACGCAGAGATGATTTGCGACGGAATAGCCGTCCTGGTTTATGCGCTGGCATACCTATGCCCGTGACTACCGCTTCCCAAATCGTCGCGAAAGCGCGCGAATTTCTGGGCACGCCGCTGCACCACCAGGGCCGCGTGAAAGGGAAGCGCATCGACTGCGTGGGCCTGGTGCTGTGCGTGGCCGAGGAGCTCGGCCTGCTCGACAAGAATGGCAATCCGCTGCGCGGCCGCGACCACCTGAACTACGGCCCGCAGCCGCTGGGCAGCCTGGTGCACGAGACGGCCAAGGCGCGCCTGGCGCTCAAGTGGGAATCTTCTGCGAAGATTCCCATGCCCGCGATCGCGCCGGGGGACGTGCTCACCATCTGCAATCCGAACGCGGCGTGCCACGCGGGAATCGCAAGCGAGATCAACGGTTCGCTCGCCATCATCCACGCCTACGCGGCCGGCCCGGCGCGGCCCGGACCGCGCAACAAGCAGCGCGTGTGCGAGCACGTGCTCGATGCCGGCTGGCTCGCGCGCATCGAGGGCATCTTTCAGTTCCCCGAGATAGAGAAATAAATTGGCGAAGATCGCTCTCGCGGCGGCCGGCGCGGCCGCGGGCTTCCTGATCGCCGGTCCCTTCGGGCTGGGGCTGGGAGTTTCGGCCGTTCTAAGCGCGGTGAGCACCGGTCTCGCCGTGGGCGAAGCCGCCGGCGCTCTGATCTTTCGCAGCCACCTCAACGCCCCGCTGCAATCTCTCCAGATTTCCGCGTCCGCTCCGGGCGCGCCCATTCCTTTCGGCTACGGCACCTGCCGCTTCGGCGGCCAGATCCTCTGGTGCCCAGGCATCACTTACACCACGCAGACGCAGAAGGGCGGCCCGTCGTCGACGACGTTCACTTACTACGCGAATCTGGCGATCGCGTTCGGGGAAGGGCCCTCGACGATCACGCGCATCTGGGGCGATTCGAAAATCGTCTACAGCGCGCTGCCCGGCGATCAGAGCGATTTCCCGGTGGCCGATTATCCGCCGTGGAATTCGATGACCACTTACAACCCGGACAACCTGGTGAGCTACAACGGCCAGGTGTTCCAGTGCGTGACAGCGAATTCCGGGCATACGCCGAGCCCGATCATTCCTTCGAGCGGCACGATCTATTGGGAAGTGGCCTCCAGCTACCCGCCGTGGCAGAGCGGAATCAGCTACCAGCAGGGCCAGACGGTGAGCTACGAAGGCGGCATCTACGTGGCCACCACCAGCGCGCCGGGCGGCCCTCCCGGCGAAGGGGCCTGGGAATCGATCCAGCAGTATTACGGCACGCCGATCTTCTACCCGGGCGATCAGTTTCAGGGCATCGATCCCGATATCCAGGCGTCCGAGACCTCGGCCTACACGCCGGCGTTCCGCGGCCTCTGCTACTTCAAGTGGATGAAGTTCCCGCTGCTCAATTTCGGCAACCGCATTCCGAACTTCCGCGCTGAAGTGAACTTCCAGAAAGTGCTCAATGTCCTATAACCCGGCGATCGTTCAGAGCAATTACGCTTCCGGGAGCCTCGAGAGCCAGATATCGATAAACTTCGACCTTCCGACAACCCCCGGAAATTCGATTTTCGTTTTTTTCCGGTGTAGAGGTGGTTTTGCGCCGGGCGGTCTTCCTCGGGTGATACCTCCACAGGTCAACGGCGTGAAAGACGCTTGGGGAAACCAGTTCTCCCACATTGTTGACACCATCGGCGCAAACGGGAGCGTCGGAATTTGGGGCTGCAACAACTGCGCTTTCGGGGGCGCCAACAACGGCGTCACGATCAGCAACTATGGGCTAGGGATCGACAGCTACGACGTCGAAATCGCGATCGTGGAAGTCTCAAACAACGGCGGCTTTGACTCGTATTCGGCGGGCGCCAGCAATTCGGGTCCGGCGGCGGTGAGCGGAGGAGGATTCAGCATCTCCGCACCACTGGGCTCGCCCAGCAATTGGCTTGCGTATCTGATCGTGGTGGCCGGAGGCGTGCCGCTCCCCCTCGTGTGGATCAACGTCGATTCCGGCACCTTTCCCGCGGCTCCGAGCGGCTGGGCAAAAGTCGTCAGCGGGCTGTCGTTTTCCGAACTTCTTACTTCGAGCCCTTATCCCCCAGCTCTTCCTGCGAGCGATATCGTCACCGACATCTGCAAGCGAGCCGGCCTGAGCAGCTCGCAGATCGACGTGTCGCTGCTCACGAACGCAAATGTTTTTGGCGGCAGCACCACGGTGCTCGGCTACCTCGTCGAGCGGCCCACGGCCGCGGCCGAGATCCTGAAGCCGCTGATGCAGGCATACTTTTTCGATGGCTGCGAAACCAACGGCACCATGCGCTGGGTGCCGCGCGGCCTGGCCAGTGCGCTCACCATTCCGGAAAGCGATATGGGGCTGCTCTCCGACGGCGCGAAGGTGAAGCCGGAGCAGATCGCCCAGGAGCAGGATTTGCCGCTCGCTTTCACCGTGCTCTATAACGACATCGCGCTCGATTACCAGCAGGGAAGCCAGCAGCGCACGCGCAGCTCGCGCGTGAAAAAGACCAGGCAGCAGACGATCATTTCGCTGCCCATCGTGATGACGGCCACGCAGGCCCTGCAGATCGCCGAGACGGCGCTCTACCTCGCGTGGCTCGAGCGCAATTCCTACACCTTCAACCTGGGCTCGCCGAAATATATGCAGCTCGACCCCACCGACGTGGTGCAGTTCGTCTACGAAGGCCTCACCTTCCAGATCCGCATCGTGGAGAACTCGCTCGGCCAGGGATTCGCCGTGATGGTCTCCGGCGTGAACGAAGACGCGCGGAACTTCCTCTCGTCGCTTTCCGCGCCGCTGCCGACAAGCTTCAATCCCGCGCCGACCCGGCTGGTGGGCAGCTCGCAACTTTTCCTTTTCGATATTCCTTTGCTGCAGGATACCGACGCGAATCCCGGCGGCACCGGCTTCTATTTCGCCATGGCTTCGGCCGTCACCAGCTGGACGGGCGGCGTGCTCTACGATTCGAGCGACAACTCGAATTTCGCGCAGGAGAATGCCACCAGCCTGAACGCCACCTACGGCTACTGCACCACCACGCTGGGCGCGCCGCGCGAGCCCTGGGAGCTCGATACCGCGAACACGCTCACCATTCAGCCGGTGAACGGCGCTCCGGCCGGCGTTTCGATGCTCGACATGCTCAACGGCGCAAACGCCTTTATCGTGGGCAGCGAGATCATCCAGGCGCAGAACGCCGTCGACAACATGGACGGCACTTACACGCTCAGCAATCTGCTGCGCGGGCGCCGCGGCACCGAGTGGGCCTGCGGCACGCACGGTGCGAACGAGCTTTTCGTGATGCCTTCCACCGGCGCGCAGCGCGTGCAGGATCCGCTCAGCGTGCTCGGGCAGGCGCTTTATTACAAAGGCGTCACCGTCGGCCAGGATCCTTCCACGGTGGCTTCGCAGACGCTCGCGATCGCCGGCGCGGACCTGAAGCCCTATGCGCCCTGCCACATCGGTGGCACGGTGGATGGATCCGGAAACATCACGATCACCTGGGCGCGCCGCACGCGCATCGGCGGGGAAGCGGACTGGGCCGACGGCGTGGCCGACGTGCCGCTCAGCGAGGATGCGGAGCTCTACGACGTGGACGTGCTGAACGGTTCCACCGTGGTGCGCACCTTCACAAATCTTCCAGCGCCAGCCTGCGTGTACACCGCCGCGCAGCAGACCACCGACTTCGGCTCCGCGCAATCGAGCGTGACGGTGAACGTGTACCAGAAATCCGCGCAGGTGGGCCGCGGGTACAAAGGCACGGGAGTTGCGCCCACAGCCGGCGGATGGCCGCTTCCATGGCCGGTGACCGGCGGAGCTGTTTCCGGAGCGGGCAGCTTCTACATCAACGGCGGATAAAAATGTCGGGACCTACCGAACTCAATCTGAATTCCACCACGCCGGCGGCGCCCTCCGGCAAGCAGAACATCATTTTCCAGGCGGACGCCGCCTACACCGATCCGATCACCGGATTGCCGCTGCGGGATGGCACCGGCTATCCGCAGCCGGCCACGAGTTCCCTGGAAGGCACGATCATGCTTGCTGGGGATATCGGTGGCACGGCCGACGTGCCGAAGGTGGTGGGAATTCAGGGCGTGGGCGTGAGCGCGGCCTCGCCCACCAACGGCCAGGTGCTGCAGTACAACTCTGGAAGCGGACTCTACGTTCCCGCATCTGTGTCTGGCGCAGGCGGCGCGAGCGGACCAACGCCTGCAGCGCGGCGCTGGGCTTATGCGGGCATCGCATCAGCCGCTCCCAGCGGAATCGGGACCGTGGTAGGGGATGCTCAGTTCACCTTCGCCAGCGCGGGCGGAAGTGTAAGCGGCGCGTCGTCGCCTTTCGCCTC